AGAATCTGGACAAGAGATGCCCTCTGATCTTTTTAACCTGTTCACGGGCAACAGAACAAAAATAACAAGGAACAAATAAACATGAACCAAGTAGCAGAAAAAAAGACTGCAGGACTTCCAACAAATATGTTTGAAGATGATGCAGCAAAAGGATTGGGCAAAATAGGTCAAGAAGATCTAGCTCTTCCTTTTCTTAAAATCCTTGGACAACTTTCACCAGAAGTTAACAAACGTGATGGTAAGTATGTCGAAGGTGCAGAGCCAGGAATGATTTTTAATTCTGTCTCTGGAGAGTTATATGATGGAGTGAAGGGCATAGATGTCATTCCTGCATTTTATAAACTTGAATACATCGAATGGAAAGATAGAGGAGATGGACCAGGTGCACCAGTTGCAATCTATGATTCTTCTTCTGATATCATGTCCAAAACAAAACCAGATGCAAACTACAAAGATAGACTACCTAGCGGTAATTATATTGAAAAGACTGCGTCTCATTTTGTAATTATCACAGGTGATAGTCCATCGACTGCATTGATATCTATGAAATCTACTCAATTAAAAATTAGTAGAAAATGGAATTCAATGATGTCGGGAATCAAACTAAAAGGCAAGAACGGTTTATTTACACCGGCATCTTTTAGCCATATTTACAGACTAAAAACAACTCAAATGTCAAATGATAAAGGCACTTGGTTTGGTTGGGAAGTAAGTAAGGTTGGACCCATAACTGATCAACAACTTTATCAACAAGCTAAATCGTTTTCTGAAAGTATCTCTAAAGGTGCTGTCAAAGCGAAACACGGCGAAGATAAACCAAAGGATCAAAGCATTATCTAATTCTCTAAGAGAATGAGTGCACAATGTGGGCCAGGAGGGAGACTGAGTGGCCCACACGATAAGTTATGGATAAAAGATATATAAAATATTTTGATGGCTATAGGGCAGCGTATGGTCTAGCTGACTTCGATGATCCGAAGGCATTTGTAGACCCAGAAAGCGGAAAGAAAAAACCAGTATACAGATGGAATTACGAACCCCTAACCGAAAAAGTTTACGAGGCCCACATAAAAGGGACTTTGTCAATAGGTATTCAACCGTGTAATGAAAACAAAGAAGTAAGATTTGGTGTTATAGATGTTGATCCTAAAGACTATGATGACTTTAATAAAAAATTTTTTATAGATGTAATACAAGATTATCAATTACCTTTAATACCTATTGAATCTAAAAGTGGTGGCCTACACTTATGTTTATTCATGGATCATTTTACAGATGCCAAAGCAGTCAAATCTTTTTTAAGTAATCTATTACCATTATTTAAACTAAAACCAGACTGTGAAGTGTTTCCAAAACAAACCGAACTAACAACGGACGAGGAAACAGGGAACTTAAAACCAGGACAATTTATTAATTTACCATACTATGGTGGTAAACGAAGAGCATTAAACTTAGATGGAACACCGTTTGACATTGAAAAATTTTTAACATTAGTAGAAGCTAATTTAGTTTCTAAAGAAGACTTAACAAAAATTACAGAAAATATAGATCAAAAAATTTATGAAGGAATTGATGGAGATTTATTAGATGGTCCGCCATGTTTGGCTGAAATATCTAAAGTATCTAGTAGAGACGGCTTTGATGGTAAAGATAGATTTATGTACAACTATCATGTCTTTGCTAAGATGAAATACCCTGATGGATGGGAGCAGAAAGTCAAGAATGCTCCAGTTAAATTTTTTGAAGAACGACATGCAAATGCATGGGATGATAAGATATTAAGTGCAAAATTAAAATCCTGGAAGAGATCGGACAAAGGATATACCTGTACTCAAAGTCCACTAGCTGACTTTTGTAAGAAAGGTATATGTGTTAAGAAAAGATTTGGGGTGTTGGCTGGATCAAAGGGATCCTATCCTATACTGACTAACTTGAGAAAGATAGAAATTTTTGAAGAACCAGAATACGAATTTGACGTTACTAAACCAGACGGCATTGCAACAGCAACAGTACATTGTAAATCAATTGAACATTTAAATGATCAACGTAAACGTAGAAATGCAATAGCAAAAGCTGCAGGATTTTTACCACCACTTATTAAAGGTGAAGAAGAACAAACAGTAATGGATGAATTATATAAGACACAGAAAGCTGTGCAACCACCTATTGGTACATCTCCTAAAGAAAAACTACATGATGTATTACATGCAAGAATTAATGGACCTAGAGCATCAACAGATGCAGCATTTAAAAGCGGCTCAGTATTAATAGAAGGTGACTATGCATTTTTTAAATTTGAAAAATTTTTTGATAGATTAAGAGCTAAAGATTGGAAATATAAAGAAGAAAAAACAGGACGTATAATGGAGACTACATACAGGGAATGTGAAATACAGTTCTTGGACCAGAAAAGATTTCCGTCCAAAGAATCTGGTAAATATAATTCTTCTACTAAGAATGTAATACAGATTAACATAAAGTCTTTTGAAGAGGTACCAATATACCATACTAAAATAAAACATAAGACGGAGATAATGTAATGAAATTTAAAAGAATATATAAGAAAACAGATGAAATGAATGCCATTTACATAAGATTTAGATTTTCTAATTTAAATAAATGCACTTATGTTGGACAAACAATAAATATTTTAAATGGAAGACCTTTTAGATTACATGCATATGGTGGATCAATTAGAGGAAGCAGTAAATGGAAAAGTATAATTGTTTTGAGGTGTCCTAGCAGTAGATTAGATGTAAGAGAAGCATACTTTGTTTTAAAATATAGACCATGTGACATGAATCTTAGTAGATATTTTAAAAAAGCATGGCATCTCTTAAAGAAAAATGAAATGATGTTTCTACTAACTAAATATATTTTTTTAAAGAACCAGCATTCTCCAGGGGATTGGAATAGAATATTAGGGGCAATAAATAAGATAGGAAAAACTAAAGATCAAAAAGAACATTACCATATTTTAAGAAACCTAGATTTATCTATAGAGCATAAAAAATTAGAAAGACCTAAGACTGACGAGCAAAAAATAAAAAGTGGTGAACTTCTGGATTCTACTTCAACAATTAAGCAACAGACTGTTTGGGCTAAAAATTTTTGCAAGAAATTTTTAGGGGAAGAATTTAAAGGTTTTAAAGATCCAAAGAGGGGGATGTTTTGATCAGTCGAAAAATATACGGGCCTCCGGGAACAGGGAAAACAACTAAACTTATTGATTATGTTAAAACATTTTATAAACTTGGAACACCTTTGGACAAGATTGGTTACTTTGCTTTTACCACTAAAGCAGCAACCGAGGCTACTAATAGAATGTTAGATGCATACAAGCATTTACAACAGAAAGACTTAAAAAATTTTAGAACTCTTCATTCTTTTGCTTTTAATAGATTGGGCATGAAAAAAGCTCAGGTTATGCAGGATGAACACTACGAGGATATAGGAGCAAAACTAGGAATTGAAGTGACTGTATATTCTAATGGTCAAGAAACTACGGGATTTGTAGATTCTAATAGTGAGTATTTTAATTTAATAAATGCAGCTAGAATTAAAGAGGTTTCTATTGAGAATGAATACAATACTGGAATGTATTCTTATGAATTAGAAAAAAATCTACTCTATATTTTAGAAGAAGAATTAAATAACTATAAAGATTCTTTTAAACTTTATGATTTCACAGACATGATTGAAAAATTTAATGTGGCTAAATTGTGTCCAAAATATGACGTAGTTTTTATTGATGAAGCACAAGATTTATCTCCAATACAGTGGAAAATGGTAGATATTCTGCGGGAAAATTCTAAATATGTTATACTAGCTGGTGATGATGATCAAGCTATTTATGGCTGGGCTGGTGCAGATGTGCTTAAATTTATAGCTACACAGGCTAAAAAAGACATTATTTTGCCACAATCTTACAGGGTTCCTAGGAGTGTACAGGACATAGCCAATAAAATATTAGATCGAATTCCAGACGATAGAAGAGTTAAAAAAAATTGGAAGTCGAGAGATGAAAAAGGTAAAGTTAATTATATTACAACCCTCGATGATGCGCCTTTGTATAAAGACAATTGGTTGGTGTTAGCTAGAACAAACGATAGATTAGAAAAATTAAAACCTCTTTTAAAAGATATGGGAATTTATTTTCAATTTAAAGGACGTAAAAGTTTTACAGCTTCCTTGTTTAGAAGCATTCTAAACTACACAAGATGGCAAAATAAAGGGGATAAATTATCTTTAAGTGAACTTAAAGATATTTTTGAATGTACTCAATCTTATCATACACTTAGTGAAGAAAGATTATATGATCTTACAGAATTTGGATTTAGTAATACTCAACGATGGTATGATGTTTTTAAAATAAATCCTGATGAATGTTTATATATAAGAGAAATGTTGAGACAGGGGGAAGAATTAAATAAAAATGCAAGAGTACAACTATCTACAATTCATTCTGCCAAAGGAGGACAAGCCGATAATGTTTTATTAATTTTAGATAATACAAAAACAATTAGAGAAGCAACAGAAAAAAGCGATGATAAACACGATGAAGAACATAGAGTTTGGTATGTAGGTGTTACACGTACTAAACAAAATTTATATATAATGACAGCAAAAAGGGAGGATAGAGGTTATGACGTCGAAAGTTTGGGATAAACAAATTGGAGGATCACATTACTCCAAATTTAAAATTCAACCTAGTAAATTTGTGGTAGAGAACGAGTTGCTCTTTCCAGAAGGATGTGCTATAAAATACATCTGTCGTCATCGACTGAAAGGAAAAAGGCAAGATTTGGAAAAAGCTATTCACTTTATCGAAATGATTATTGAAAGGGATTACGGTGAAAATTCCTAAGTTCGAAGCACAGACAGAATGGGTAAAACCTACAGAATTTCCAGACTTAAGAAAAGTAGATGAAATAGCAATAGACTTAGAAACAAAAGATCCTGATCTAATAAAGAAAGGATCTGGTGCTGTAATAGGTAATGGACAAGTAATTGGTATTGCAGTTGCAACTAAACATTATAAAGGATACTTTCCTATTGGTCATGAAGGTGGTGGTAACATGGATAAGACACGGGTGTTATCATGGTTTAAAGACATATTAGAATCTTCATCAACAAAAATTTTTCACAATGCAATGTATGATGTTTGTTGGATTAGAGCTATGGGTTTTAAAATTAATGGCGACATTGTTTGTACAATGATAGCCGCAGCAATCACAGATGAAAATAGATTTAGATATGATCTTAATAGTTTGTCATGGCATTACCTGGGTTATGGTAAGAATGAAGCTGCACTAGCAGAAGCTGCAGAAGAATGGGGCATTGATCCTAAAGCGGAGATGTACAAACTACCTGCTATGCATGTTGGATCTTATGCAGAAAGAGATGCTGAAGTTACATTTGGTTTATGGCAAGAGATGAAGAAAGAGATTATTAGTCAGGATTTAGAAGACATATTTGACTTAGAGACAGAATTGTTTCCATGCCTGGTTGATATGAGATTTAAGGGTGTACGCGTTGATGTAGACAAAGCTCATGCAATGAAAACAGAATTTAAAAAAGCAGAACACGAATTATTAAATAAAATAAAAGGAGAAACAAACATTGATACACAAATATGGGCCGCAAGATCTATTGCAAATGTATTTGATGTATTAAGATTAGAGTATCCACGCACAGAAAAAACAGAGGCACCATCATTTACTAAAAATTTTTTACAAGAACATAAACATCCTGTTGTTAATATGATTGCTAAAGCAAGAGAGATTAACAAAGCTCACACAACTTTTATAGATTCTATTCTTAGATACGAACACAAGGGTAGAATACATGCTGAAATTAATCAGCTTAGATCACAGACCGGGGGCACGGTGACTGGTAGGTTTTCCTACCAGAACCCTAATCTTCAACAAATTCCTGCAAGGAACAAAGATTTAGGACCAAAGATTAGATCATTATTTATTCCAGAAGATGGTTGTAAGTGGGGAGTATTTGATTACTCACAACAAGAACCAAGATTAGTAGTACACTATGCATCATTATATAAACTACCATCAGTTTATGATGTAATTGATGCATACAACACAGACTCAAACGCAGATTTCCATCAAACAGTAGCAGACATGGCTCAGATACCACGTTCACAAGCAAAGACAATTAACCTTGGACTATTTTACGGAATGGGTAAGGCTAAGCTTCAAGCAG